ACGGAGTTGATGCGCTCCACGGTGTACCGAACGTCGATGGGCGTCATTGCGGCAGTTGCTGCGCCACCGGCTTCATCACCAGTGCCTCCACCAGCACCAGCACCTGCAGTGCCGGGAGGACGGCGATAGCGCTTCATCGCACCATCGAGCCGTGCTGCAACGCCGAGCTTCCCGTCAGCCCCGCGCTTCAACGGCATAATCGCTTCAGGGCCGGCCTCGCCCATGAGGCCGTTCTGAACTTGTCCACCTTTTGCAAACTTAAACAAGGTCGGACGAGAAACAATGCCACCCTTCGCGAATGGCTGAACGCCATTTTCACCGTAAACGTTTCCTTTGGCCGCAAAAGCCATTCCTGCCGGCAATTGATTAAGAGGGATATCCTGTCCTGGCACGATGCTGCTAGGGCCGAAAGCGAACATCTTTGCAATTCCAATTGCGATATAAGTGCCGATCATTTTTGTGCTTTCTTGGATCAAAATTTGACCAATATCTTTAAGGAAGTTCGCGAATATTTCCCTAACCGTTGTCGTGCCCTCGATCAAGCCAGAGATGCCATTTGCTATTGAATCGCCAATTGCGCTGCCGATGCTCTCGGAGATACGAACCGCCATTCCCTCAAGATCCTGAAGCTGCAGCTTGGCTTGTTCGATAAATTTCTGAAGCTGACCCATTTCGGCAGGCTGCGCCGCGCCAGCAAGACCTTTAAGTTCACCTTCGCGCTGACCAAGACCTTCAATATTCCCGCGAAGAAGACCAATTTCGGCCTTGGCAACATCTGAGCCAGGGCCGCCAAGATCAACAATCCTCTGCAGGAAATTAATTTGCTCTTCATATCGTTTGCGCTGTACCTCGGTAATTCGCTCAATCTGCACGTATTCCTTAGCAAGCGCCTCTGTCATGCCGGTACTTGTCAGTTCCTCAAGTCGATTGCGCTCCTGTACTTGCTCTAAATATGATTTTTGAATCGCTTCTGATTCAGCCAAAATCTCTTTATTGGTCTGCTGAGCCGCCATAGCAAGGCGTTGGGCGATATCCCTTCTCTCTGTTTCAACTTGTAGCAGCAGTTTTTGACGCTTAACCGCCATTTCATCGGCCGGGATTTTTTCAAACGCAAGCTGACGAATCTGCCCGCCAAGTTCCGCAATCCGCTTTTCTCCTTCAAGCCTGATCTGTAGAAGACTGTTACCCGCAAGCTGTGCCTGTTGAATTTTGCCTTCAATGTCGAATAATTGTTTTGCTACAGCAAGCTCTGCCAGCAATTGAGGAAGTTGGCTTTCGCGCTCTTTCTTTTCTTTTGAGCTTTTCTTTTTATCCTGCGAAGCAAGCGTCGGGAATTTACTTGGCTTAGTGCTGCCGGGAGGCGCTGCAAAGCCTGGGCCGAAAAAGCGCGAATCAGGTGTCACCCCTACCTGCTCATAAAGAAGTCGAACTTTGTAATCGCCTTGAGCCTGCCCCAATGCGCCACGAAGTCCGTCGACTTTTGCCTGCGCAAATGCTGCCTCTCTACTGAGGTTGCCAAATTGCATTGAAGTATTAACAAGTTTTTCTTCTGCCGCCGCAAGCTCGGCTTGAAGCTTGAAGATCTCCCCTTGAACATCAACCAAGGGGGCCTCATATATCTTTTTATTAAATTCCTGCTGCGCAGTGGCTGCCTTGTAAATTGCCACCCCTGCAGCGGATACTCCAGCAGCAAGAGCAACCCATGGGATAGCGGCACTTGCTGCAGCAAGCCCGGTCATAGCAGTCGCAGCAGCGCCAGCCGCTCCCTTGAGAGAGGCAAGTCCGGCTATCAAGCCAGTAATGCTGAATGTGAGAGAACTTATTTTTGCAACTGCAAGAGTTGCCATAAATGCACCAACTGCGATAGCAGCAGTATCAAAGTTATTCGCAAGAGCGGAAACGAGGCTACCAATTTTTGGCAATACCGCAACCAATGCTGGCGTAATATTTGTAATAAATTCAGCAAAAGCCGATTGGAATTCAGCTCCAATGGGCTGCAATGCCGCACCCACAGCGATGCGCATATTGTTAAACGCAACAGTCAGGCGAGCACCAGAATCCTGACTTGATGCGGCAATTTTTCCTGCCGTTCCCGCATATTCATCGCCAAGCTGAACGATGAAATTCATCAGCTCGTTCAATCCAACCTGGCCTTGCTCGAGCGCTTTTGACAGCTCAGGCAGTCTCATTTGGTTGGCTTCGGCGAACTTGGTCACCGCGCCAGGCAAGCGCTCACCAAGCTGACCGCTTAATTCTTCAGCGCTTACCTTGCCTTTCGAGAAAACTTGCACCATTGCAGTGATGGCGCCATCAACATCCTGCGCGGATCCACCGGTTGCCTTAATTGCAGCAGTAACATTCCTAAATACAATCTCTGCATCGCTGACCTGGCCACCTGCACCCTTGACGGCAGCAGTCAGTTTGGTCATACCCTGAATCGCTACATCTTGCGGAACATTTAAACCGCGTGTGGCACTCTCGGCCGCCGCAATCGCGCGATTGAATTCACCCTGACTTCCGGCCGCATCTCGCAGCGCAATCTGCATTTTCTGCAACTGCGCCGCATAATCAGCAAAGCCACCAAGTTGCTGCCTGAGCATCCCAACTTGCGCACCAGCAGCAGCACCAGCGAATGCACCGCCGACCCCACCAAGCACACCACCAAGTGCGCCGCCAAGGAATCCTTCAGGGCCGCCAAAGATACCGCCACTAATTGCAGCACCAGCAGCCTGAGCGGTCTGCATCCCGGTCATCCGGCGACTGCGCTGCTGTGTTGCCTGAAGCTTTCCTAATCGCGCGTCAAGTCCTTCAATCTGCCTGCTTGCGTTTGCAAATTGCCTGGATGCAGGATCTACTGCGCTTCTCAGCGCATTCCATGCCGCTCGCTGCTGCTCAAGCGATGAAATGCTGTTATTCGAGGTAAGTAATACATCGCGTAAATTAACTAGCAAATTGCTATATGACTTGCTAGCGCGTGTTGCCGCTTCCGCTGACTGCCCCACTGCCGCTGCAGCGCCAGTTGCTGCTGTTGGCGGGTTGTAATAACCAGCGCGCTCACCAATTGTCCGGGCCATTCTTCGGCCGGGAACGTCAAATGTTGCTTCAACCTGACCGGTCAGTCTGCGAGCTCCACCACTGATTGCGGCTCCAGTGCCGGCAGCCGTTGTCTGACCAGCAGCAGGCAATGCCAGAGGTGTTCCAGCTACACCAGCCCGAACACGTTGCCCAAGATCCGCAAGCGCCTGCTCTTGAGCGCGCACTGCTGCGCGATTGAAATAATTTGCTCGAATCGCGGCATTTGCTGCATTCTCCTGAGCAGTAGCTGCCTGCGTTGCCATCGTGCTCACATGCCGATAGCTATCGCCGAGTTTGCGAATCTGCTCTGATAGCTGAACGCTTTCACTGCTCAGTTGAGCAAACTCAGCTCGCCCTTCACTTGTGGAAGTGTCAACTTCCTGCAAGCGACCCTTCAAATACGAAAGCCGTTGCGCTAAATCAACAGCAGCCTGAGAAGTGCCGCGAACACGCTGCCGATACTCTTCAAGTACCGCAGCTTGTGCAGATGCCTCCCCTCGCTGCACCGATTCAAGACCTGCAATTTGCGATGCCATCGAACGACTCAATGGCGATCCAGCAGGTGCAGCAGCAAACCGTTGACGAGCTGCACCAAGCAACTCGTTGATCTTCGTCATCGACAATGCCTGGATTTGATCTCGCAGCTTCGTCAGCGAACGGATCAAATCTTGAACTTCGTCGTCAATTCCCTTAAACGACTGCTCAAGCTCAACTCGAGTCTCCTCGGCAGCGTTTCGTAATCTGTCGTAAATAATTGCAACGCCAGCGCTTGCTGCAATCGCACCTGCTGTCGCTGTCGGACCAAATGCAGTAAATGCATTGGTGACCGCATCCATTGCCTGGTCGAGACCGGCAACTTTTGCCTGAAGCGCGCCAATATTGGCAGCCGCTTCATTTAATCTTGCAATCGCTTCAGGGCTGACAAGAGACTGAAGGGCATCGCCAATAAGTGGGGTTTTGCCCAGCCCTGCCTTTAAACCAGAAAGCGAACCACCGGCGCCCTGAAGCATTCCGGCGATTCCACCCAGCGCTCCCGCAGCTCCGCCGGTAACGGCGCCACCGGCACCAAGGCTGGCAATACCTTCAACGGTCCGAGCAACTTGCCCGAAAGCAGTTTTGCTTTGCTCACCAAGACGCCTAAATAGACCAATGCTTTGCTGAACGCCAACCTGCAAGGCGCTGATTGCACCTTTGGTTCCATTGATGGCATTCTTGCCAAAATCAGCAATTTCTTCTTGGCGTAATTGACGCATCTTGAACGTCAACGATTCAATATCAGCCTCAATATCGTTAAAGGCTTGAGAATTTGCGCGCGTTTGCGTCTGTAATTTTTTGAGTTGATTGATATATTTTCCAACTTCTGTTGATGTGTTTTTCGTTGATGCTGCATTTTTAACCAACGAATCGCGCTGCCTAATCAATCCTTCAGACGCGCCCTTCAGCTCTTGCTCTAGACGCTTAATTTCACCATCAAGCTTTTTGTATGTGGCACCCGTAATATCTGCTTGGCTTTTAAGCTTTTGAAAAGCTTCAATCTGTCCTTTAATTACAGCTTCACTATTATTCGCGCTGCGCACGTATTCTTTGATGCCATCTGTTGCCTTATTGATTGCACTATCAGTAATATCAATAGTGCTCGTTAGGCCCTTGAACGCGCTTTTTAGCCGCGTCAGTTCCTCTAGACCCTGAATGCCAACCTTGATATCAAGAGGAGCAACCTGCTTAGCCATCCTTCTTGTTCAGTTCGCTCAGGGCTGCGGCCTCCATTACTTGAATATCTTCAAGCAGGCGCCGCTTGTCTTCCACATCATAAAGCTGGCTTACCCATTGCAGCACTTCGTATTTCAACCCGACGTACCCGCCCATTGTGACGTTCCATTGGGTTTGCATTTTTAGAAAAATTTCAAAAGACTGCCAATTTTCTTCCCACACCTCAAAATGCTCATCCTCGCGGCGCTTCTGCCTGGGTAATGCAATGCCAAAGACGGCAGCATCGTCCGCAGTTTTATCCTCTACGGTTCTGCCGCCCTTGGCCCAATAAAGCGCCGCGTCCTTTAGTTTCCCTGACGGGCACCCTCGAAGGTTTCTGTATAAGCCTTCAGCACGCCACGAATCCAGTACGGATCATCGGAAAGCTCACGCATCGCCTCAATCGAAAACGGCAGCTCCTTTCCGTCCTCGTCCTGGATGCCTTCCCAGCCCACCATGATCACCTTCAAAAGGTCTAGCTCGCCCTTCTCGCCAAGCTTTTGAAATTCTTTACGACCCACGCGCTTGAATTTCGCGTCAAAGGTCACAGTGTCAAAAGTGCCGCCATCACTGGGCTCTTCGATGCTCACCGGCCAGGAGAACACTTTAACTTTTTTACGGACAAATGCCATGCGTAATGAACGCGATACTGCAACAGCATACACCCAAGAAAAAAGGGCTGCAAATGCAGCCCTCTGGGGAACCTTCACTTTCCGTCTACATCCTAATCAGGTGTAGACGAAATTGAACTCGTCATTGCCAGAAGTTGACGGTACGCAGGTGAATGGGATGTTCAGCATGTGGATGCCGTCCTGATCGCTGTAGCTCGGATCGCCGATGTCGACTCGAGTGGACGCAAAATCAAAGATGTTGCCAGCGGTCTGGCCATGCTGGAACAGCAGG